AATTGCTTTGCTATTTCTTAACAATGCATCAGCAAGGCGTTCTGCATCAGATTTTTCTTTTTGAGTGTAAACCTCACCTAATTCCTCTTTAGCTAATTTATATGCTTTTGTGTTTTTAGATTTTACATCAACAAAATTAAATTGCTCAAATTTTTCAGGTTCTAAAATTAAAGTATGTAATAATCTACCATCCCTTAATCCTTGCGTTTCCTGTCCACCATATTTGTTTACATAGTAATATTTTTTTGGACTATCAACTAACAATTTTATTGAAGAACTACTTAATGCTTGAGTGTTTAATTTACCATAGTAAAATTCGTCATCGTACATTTTATTGATCAATTTTTCTTGACTTTCAACTGTACCATCTAATAAAGTTATCTGTTTCATTTGCTAAAATATTTATTGATTATTTTTTTCCACCAAGTTTGATGTTTGTAATATAAATCAAATTCTTTTTCTGTGTAAATTTCTACCCTGTTATTTGTTATAACAGAATAAAGTCCTGTGGGTAATTGTTTAATTGTTCTCATAGATTAGATAATTGTTTTAGCTTTTTTATTTCTTTTTCTAATTGTTCTATTTTTTCTTCTGATCGCCTCGCACGTTCAATTGCACGAATTTTATCTTGTCGGTATTCAGAAAATGATTTTTTTAGTATCATCCTGTTCTGTTGCAACTCATTAACATAAAAGAAAATCTCGTGTAATTTTTTAGACATAAAATATATCTTATCCGAATTTTTTTGATTTTTTGCAGAAATTATTATTTCAGACAATGCATTAAAATTAGAATAAAATTCAATGTCTTTGGCATTTTCAACTTTGGAATACATCATTTTTGGTATATAAATTGTGCATCTTCTAAACCTTTTTTATACTTGTGATCACCAAATTTTAGTAATACATCAGTAATTTTAGTAATTTCCTCTGCAGAAATGTTGTCGGTAATTGTTTTTAACTCGTCAAGTGCTTTTATAATATCCATAATATTTATTGTTTATACAAATATAATAAAATCTATGTTATAAACAAAAGTTAATTTTTATTTACTATACTTGCCCATTCTTCTTTTAACATATAAACTTGCTTTTCTTCAATATGTTTGCGCCAAAAAGTTGTAGTTGGACATTTTTTACCAATTATTTCTAATTCGTCTAATTTGTTTAACCAAAAATAATATGTTCCTTTTGGATCAGATACAAAATAAATTTTAACGTATTTGTCATCAATTTCCATCATTTTATCGTATTTGACCTTTTCAAGTAATTTAGTGTCGTAATACTTTTTTCTAAATTTCATTTCAAAAATACAATCTGCTCCCTTTGGTGTTTTACCAATAGCATCATATGGTAAATTCTGATCACCGACCCATTCTAATTTCCAATCGTCAAAAGTGTTTAGCAATTTTATAACCGCCTTTTCAAATTTGTGGTTATTTTTGCTTATCATATACATCGTTTAATTGTGCAATCCATTGTTTGATAGTTTTTGGATTGCAAGTACAAGGTTTATAATATGAGTGGTTGTAGTATTTTGCGTGTAATTTACAAATAAGTTCAAATTGCACCCTACTTATTTTATTAGTCAATTCATTTCGGAAATTGTACCAATCTAATCTATCCAATTCTTCCATTTTTCTTCTAAATTAATTTCAATATCATTCCACTTGTTTCTTCTTTTATCACATCCACAATCTTCAACACCATACCATTTAGTGATTTTTTTAACGAGCCATCTTATTCCTGTGTAATAAGTAAAATAGTATACTAAATCGCCTAATTTAATCATATTTTAAAAATTTTATTTGTTCTTGTTTGTCATAATATGCCATTAACTCAATATCATTAACACTACCCTCTCTTGGTATTCTACCTCCTTTTTTTATAACGCCAATTAAATTTTCTAATTTTGCATATAAAATTCCATCATCACAAGCCCAAATAATAACAGGATTTTTCCTGTCGGACAATTTAAAAACTTTTCTAATTGCTAATGGTAATGGATAACTATCATTTGAATTTCTTAACCTACCTTTAACCTCTGCATAACCAACTAAATTGTCATCCCTGTACAATGCAAAATCTATATCCCATTCGGATAATTTTTTATAGACCAATCCGTATTGATCACAAAATTTTAAAATCGCTTTAGTTTCTCGCTTGAGGTCTTTTTTGGTTTCGAATCTCATTTTTCAATCTTATCTAATATTAATTTTTTTATTTTTTTGACTGTTCTGTAGATTGAGTAATAATCTATGCCTGTTTGTTTGGATAGTTCTAACATTGATTTATTTTCTAAAAAAACAAGTTCATAGATTTTCCTGTCATATAAATGCCAAGATTTAATTTCATTTTTTATAACCTCTAATTCTTGCTTAAATTCCAATGAAATATCTTTAGACAATGGTTCAGGTGCATAATCTAAATTAGTGTGGCGTTTTTTAGTTTTACAACGATCTAAAAATAAATTTCTTAAAACTCGGAATATAAAATAATAGTTAACCTCGTGATCATTAAACATTAGTGTCTTGTCATATTTGCCATTCCAATAATGAATTTTTAAATACATTTCTTGTACTAAATCTTCAGCATCATCTGTTAATCCAAAAGATTTTACAATATTGACCCATTTGCTGTGGTCTTTAGCTAATATTTTTAAAACATCTATTGCCATTGTATTCTTAATCCAAAAAATGATAATGCAATAACTATTTCTTGATCACCTTCTTCATAATTCGAATAAAGGAAACCAAATATAATTCCATCTATTAATATAATATCAATCTTTATCTCGGTCATTGTCTAATCTATCTAAAATTACTTTTAAAAAAAAATACAGTTCACCTACTGCTTTTTCTAATTTAGCAATCCTATCTTGTTGAGTTAATTTCTTTTTTTTCATTTAAAATGGCATTTGTTCTTGTTCTAAATATGGTGCTTTTAAAATTGGTTGTCCATTGATATTAAAACCTACGTTGTTTGGAATACTCGACAATTTTATTGGTTCTTCCATTGGTGTAGGTCGCCCACCTGTTTCAATTTCTTTTACTTTTCTAATATGTATTAAACTATTTATCCATTCTGTTGCGTGTTGAGTATAACGATGTATTACTAAAAAATCATCCGCTCGGTTTACAAATTTACCACCACCCTCTACATCACTTGCTAATGGCGGAATAGGATGTCCTGCATACTCGTGTCCAAGTGGATGTTTAATTCTTAAAGCGTTTGTGTTTGCGTGAGTGTTTAACCAAATAGATACGTTTTGTTTTTTGCAAAATATTCTAAATTCTGTTGTTGCTTGGTAATCATATTCGTGACTACCAATGTTTTTTACTAATTCACCATCTTTTATTAATGAATTATATGGATCAATTAGCATACCTTGATAATCCCAAGCATTTTTAACAGCTTTTGCTAATTCAATTAATTTTCTATAATTATATAAATCCGATGTATCTACAATTTTAAAATGAGTATTAATATATTCTAAATGCTTTTCGTATTGTTCCTGTTCTATTTTATTTATAGGTTTTTGTTCTAAAAATTCAACAAGTTTCCTCAATATACTATGTGGTTCATTTTCGCTCGAAAATATTAACCATCTTAAATTATGTTTTTTAGTATATAATAACATCAAATAAAGTATAACTGTCGTTTTTCCTACGTTAGCGTGTCCTAATATTACGTTAAAATTACCATATTTAAATCGCAAAAATTGATCAATCTCATTAATACCTAATTTTAATCCTTCTTTTATTTGCCCTGTTCTTATTTTGTTTAGATGCTCGTACGTTTTTTCTAAATTAATTAACATTGTTTTATTGTTTTATTATTTGTTAAATATATCAAAAATTTTTGATAAAAAAAAGAGGGGTTAAAAAACCCCCCTAATTTGTTAAAATGGACTGTCTGACAATTCCCGATCAGGCATATGCTTATTAGTGGTTATTTCAGGTTTTATGCTGTTTTTCCAAGTAGATAAACTTGCGTATCGTTTGTTGTTTTTTGACCTACAAAGTGAAATTTTAGC